ATGCAATCACAACCCCCTAAGCGATCGAAGGGTAAGGTCGGAGTTGAATCCAAGGAAGGGCGACTGAGGCTCAGATTGCCCAGGCAGCTATTCGACGGTCAGCAGAAATACATTTCCCTGGAGACAGAAGATAGCCCCATCAACAGAGAGCTGGCCCAGCACCAAGCTAGACAGATTGAGATAGATATTCTTACAAATTGTTTTGATCAGACTCTAAACAGGTACAAACCTGCCAGCAGACTCAGACTCGTTAATCAAACTCAACTAGAGTTTCCTGACCTGTGGCAGCAATTTGTCAAATTCAAGGCTCTCAAACTGGAGCAGACCACCATCATTAAACGGATGAATCCGATCGCCCGTAGAGTCATCAAGTACGGCAAGTCAGTTCAGACCAAAAAGGATGCCACTCAATTCCTGTTATGGCTAGACACTCAAGTTTCAGGCACCACCTGTCACATGACGATGCAGACTCTCTCAGCCTGTTACGAGTGGGGGATCTCGCAAGGAATAGTAGACCTCAACCCTTACCAGGGCTTGACAGACGCTATCAAACAAGAGAAGGCAAAGAAGGCGAAACCCTACAGTAAAGAAGAAATGGATGGCATCATCTCAGCCTTCCAGAGCGATCGTTATTACTGTTCCTACACTCCTCTGGTGAAATTCTTGTTTATGACAGGGTGCAGGACATCAGAAGCAGCGGGTCTCTGTTGGAAGCACGTAAGCAGCTCCTGCGGCTCCATTGAGTTCACAGAAAGCGCCACCTATTTGAGTGGCAAGCTACTCCGTAAAAGTACAAAAACTGATGAGCAGCGTACTTTTACCTGCCCTGCAAGCCTGGGCCAACTGCTGCTATCGATTCGCCCAGAAAACTTTAAGCCCGATGATCCAGTATTTCCATCTCCCAGGAACAACAAGCCTATCAATATGGACAACTGGAGAAACAGAGCTTGGGTTCAAATGTTGGAGAAAGCCCAGGTGCCCTACAGAAGGCAATATGACACTAGATCTACTTTTGTAAATATCTGCCTGGAGCAGGGCATAGACGCTAAAGACATCGCCGCTTGGTTAGGCAACTCTCCAGAAATCATATACGAACACTATTCAGTTCCCTCTAAAAAGATCGTACCACCCGACATCTTTTAACTTGCAGTAATCACTTCTCTATTCAGAGTCAGGCTATCAGCCTTGGCTCTTTTTTATTGACTGCGAAAGAGATGCCTACATCATGTAATACCCTTTGTGAGATAAATGAATCATAGGGAAAATGAAAGTTAATTCAGCCAACTTCTCTTTAGTAGAGGGACTTTATCCTCGCTGCTTTTTATTTAACTTAAATGTAATACAAAATCAATTATGGATATTCTACTAACTCTCAGAATGTACAAAGAAACAAAAGAAGCGCTGATTCGTATTGCTAACCGCAATGGTTTATCCGTTTCAGAAGTTATCAGACGAGCGATTAAAGAATTCATTTATAAAAATGACTACAACTACAGAGTAAGTAATGATGATCATCCCTTTGGGTACTGCCCCTCCAGTGAGACGATTAAATCCGATTACGAACTCAAGGGCGATAGTCCTTTTTGATAACTATGGCAATTCAATTATTACCTAAACCTATTTTTAAAAGTAACAACCCAAACAAAATGGAAAACTCAATCAGTCCTATTCGAGCTATCTTTAATGACTCCACAGTTCGCTTCGCTGAAGTAAATGGTGAAGTGCTGGTTAGCGCCTTTGATGTAATGACCCAGTTAGGTTATGCTGACCCAACTGATACCTGGAGTAAAATGAAACCCAAGGTGGAAGCCATTTTCGGAACTATCGCTGTTTTGGCGATAGTTGCTTCTAACGGTAAAACTTATCAAATGGCATATCTTAGTCAAGAGCAATTGATAGCAGTATTCCTTAAATCTAACAAAGAGGCTGCTATTCCATTCTTCAAATGGGCAGTATCAACCCTCAAAGATAAATTGAACGAAATGGCTCAACAAGCTCAACAAGCTGAAATAGATGCTGCTGTAGCTAAAGCGATCGCCCCTGTTAAAAACGAAGCTTATTATCACCAGAAGATTTTAGACTTGGCTAACTTCTCCAGTCTGAAGTTCCGCAGTGAAGCAATTTTCGATAACACGATTGTTACAGATGATAGTGTTAGACATCGCCGTACAGACCTGATTCGCGTCACCACACGTTCAATCATCGTTTACGAGTTGAAAGCTCATCAAATTACAGAAGAAGATATCAGCAAAACATTGGCGACTAAAGGGTATCTTACTCTAATCGCTAAGCAGTTTCCTAACAAGCCCATCAACTTCAAGTTCCTCAGTCCCTTTGGGATTTCTAACAATGGCGTTCGTCAATTAGAGCTCATGGCGGCACAGGACAAGTACAGAGACTTTAATCTGGATGGTGTTAGCTTCAGAGCTAAGGTTTCCTATGAGCCTATACAAAGCCTTTCATCTGATATTAAAGCCAACATTATCAAACACACTCCGTCAAACCATGCGTGGTATGTGGAGAAATATATCGCTCCTGATTTTGCTGATATCTTGAACTACCCAAATATGCAGCCCAAGCCTAAAGTTATCCCTTTCCCTATTAGAAAGATTGATCAAGCAGCTTAATTAAGTTCCGATATACTTCAGCCCGTTAGTTTAATCGCTAACGGGCTTTTTCGTGTCTCTATGATCAAACGGTTGCGCCAGATACACCCGTTTTTGAGTACCCAACTGTAGGTATTTTGCCGACATCTGCTTTCGATAACCCAATGCCCAGTTTATGCCCCTCTCAGGATCGCTGTAGACAGGCTGCTAATAACTTTCAGGTACAGAAATGACCTGCAGATCTACAGGTGTTGCAGCATTTTATTTGTACAAACGGTGTAGCCAGATATACCCATCAACGGCACAGGTTTCTTGAATCAGCTTATAGCTGTAATGCAGATTTCCACCGCTTAAATCAGTCCTGTAGCCGCTAGAGAAATACTCGCCGTAGGGATCGTTTACAAAAACTCCAGTGGCATCATATCCTCTGATAACAATAATGTGACCACTTGCAGTAAAGTAGCCGTGAACTATACAAGGGCGGCCTTTATCCAGAGCTTCTTTAATATCCTTCAAGTAAGCTTTAGCGCTGAAGTCGTCCTTGACCCCGTAGGATTCAGCTAACTTCTTCAGATCAGTAGGGGAATGTCTGTCCCAACCATTAGCTTCACACTTTCGATAAAGTTGATCCTCTAATTGACCTTGCCCGTTACCTCTGATACCCAGGTAGTGAAGACACATCGCTATCGAGGTAACATTACAGGAACCGTAAGGGTTATTTGAATTATCTAGTTGAGAGAAGTAAGGAACTTTGAGGTTAACCATCGTAAAATTACCATAAAAATATCCCCTGTAGATCGCTCTGAGGGGAGGGTGTACAAATGAATCAGGCGGCTAGCTAGCTACCCTTGGCGAGTGAGATTTTGATAGACGTAATTTCATCTCGAACTTGGTCAATTTTTCTTTCTAAGACATCTAGCTTCCCAGTAAGAATTCCAAGGTTTTCTTTTGTCTGAGCGCGATGATCTGCCAAACTGCCATCAATCTTTCCCGTTGTAGAAGAAATGATAGAAGCGGTGTTAGTGTTTGAATCTAAATAGGCAGAAAATTTGTCCCAGGCTTTATCTAGCATTGGAGCAACGTGTTTACCATAGATGAAGTAAATTACAGCGACGGTAACGCCGAGTGTCAGTAGGATAGTAATCGAATTAGATTGAAGGGCATTTTTTGCTTGATCCTCGATTACAACCTTTAAGTCGTCTGAGATACTGGTGCTGGCAATGGGGGCCGAAGCTGAAGTTAGAAAATAAGCAGGGTATTGGAGTTTCATAAATAAAAGAGGCGGGTTCGCTAAAAAGGAACCCGTCGAAAGTAGGTAAATTGATAAAGAATCATCAAGTCTTGATAATGTAATTCATTGCCACATAAGGCGGAAGATTGTTGTGAGGCGCGTTGCCACCTGTGTTATTGACCAAACCATTACTAGCACCGTAGTTTGATTGATTGGTTTGGATTCCGCCTAGAAAAGCTCTGACGCTATCCAATGCTCCATCAGCAACTGTGTGACTGTGAACTGGCATTTCAGGGATAGTTAAAACGTGGGTTTCTTCACCGCCTTTCTGTCCCAAAGTATGAGCTGTAGCTCCTGCTGTACCCGAACTACCAGTACCTAAAACAGTTCGCCCAGATAGATTAGGTAAATTAAAGGTGGTGCTACCATTCCCAGCACCATAGGTTGTACCAATGACTGAAAACAGAGTGCTGTAAGTCGTTCGATTGATGGGCGTACCATCGCATACCAAGAATCCAGGTGGAGCTGTTGGGCCAGCAAACATCTTCACTTCCCCTGTAGGCACTAAGCCAAAGTAGGGTAGATCAACTGAGCCTCTGGGCATCCAGGAGAGGTTATCCGAACTGCGTTGATAGAGAACATTTGTTGAGCTGTTAACCCAAAACATAAAGGGTTGTGTTGGGCTTGGCTCAATAGAGCCGCTACTTAGAGTTTGAATTGCCAAGAGAGCGTTATTGAGATCTTGACGGAAGGGGGCCATGCTTTGGTTGGCCAGGGAAAAATCATGCTGGGACATATTCTGTTTTAGTGCTTAATGATGTAATACAAACCAAGGTAAGGAGGTAGAGTGTTATGGGCTGCGTTACCGCCTGTGTTATTGATCAAGCCGTTAGATGCGCCGTAGTTTGATTGGTTTGTTTGGATACCTGCTAGTGTGGCTCTAACGTTATCTAGTTGACCATCAGCAATTGTGTGACTGTGGGTTGGCATTTCAGGAATAGTTAAAACGTGAGTTTCTTCACCACCAACTTGTCCTAAAGTGTGTGCCGTTGCCCCAGTTGCACCTGTAGCAGTTCCTACACCCAAAGGGACTCTACCTGATAAGTTTGGAACGTTGAAAGTAGTGCTACCATTTCCAACTCCAAAAGTTGTTCCAATTACTGAGAAGAGCCGTGAATAAGTTGTGCGACTAATTGCTGAACCATCGCATCGTAAAAACTCTGTTGGCACCGTTACGACAGGCCACATAAAGATTGCCCCTGCTGGTACTAGTCCAAAGAAATCTAGATTGGCGCTACCCTGAGAGATCCAAGCCGTATCTGTGGCGTTTCGCTGATATCTGATGTTTGTACCAGAGTCAACAAACGTCATGTACGGGTAAGTAACGGCTGGAAAAGATGTACCTGAATTTTGAGTAGCGATCGCTTGCAAGGCGTTATTAAGGTCTGCTCGAAATGTTAGACCAGGCCCATCTTCGAGCACGTAATCATGTGAACTCATAGAATTTTTGATAATTATTTGTAAAAAATAGAAGCCAACTATCCGCTGGCTTCTATTAGTAGGAACTAGGCTTAACCTTGGACTTCAACAAGGCGGCAGAAAGCTACCCATTTGATAGTTTTGGAGGCTTCGCCCGTCACGCTGATCTTTAGTGAACCGTTGGTCGTATTAGCAGTCACCGCTACATCCCAAGCGGCAGTGTCTTCAGCTATGACTGTCTTAGTCACAGAGCCTACAAGTGCAGTGCTGGCAGCAGTGGTATTGCGATCGATACAACCTTTGAATTCATAGGCTGCGCTCTCATTGTCTGCATCTGTACGTCGAGCTACAACGTTAATCTCAAACTGAATAGTGCTGTCGTTCACTAAGTCTATACGAGCAGGATTAGTCAACTCTGTCAGTGTAGCGGTCGTCGTAATCCCATTGAGGAGAATAGTCGATACTTGGGAATCACCAGCAGCAGAGACTTGACCTGAAGAATGGGTGTGCTCTCCATTTCTTCGTGAGACAGCATCACTACCCGTAGCTATAGAGTTGAAGGCGGAAGCAGTAGAGCTACCTAGGGCAATTGCATTAGTGCTATTAGCCGTTGATCCGTTACCTATTGCAACTGCATTAAGGCTACTGGCAGCAGCTAAAGTACCTATTGCAATTGCACTCGTGCCACTGGCACTAGCTGAGTTACCTATTGCAATTGCACTCGTGCTGCTGGCAGTACAGTTAGACCCTGCCACAAACGAGTAGTTACCGCTTGCAACTTGAGTAGCAGCCGTTCGGATAGTCTGTAGATCCACAGCACCTGTACCCCTAGCATTACCTACTACAGATCCGCTACCTACCCCTGTAGTTTGTAGAGCACCTGTACTGCCTATCGCCATTGCAGTAGTCGCAAAGGAAGTCAGACCTGAAATAGTGCCGCCTGTAATTGAAGCTGCCGTTAAGGTGGTCGCGCCGTTGAAGGTTGCCGCGCCGTTGAAGGTTGCCGCCCCTGCCACAGATAAACTATTGGAAAAGACGACAGCTCCTGTAACAGAGAGAGTACTGGATAAACTCAGTGCTGATCCAGCGATACTTCCGTTGAATGTTGAGTTACCTGTGACTCCTAGAGTGCCAGAGAAGGCAGCGGCTCCCCCAGAGGTGAGGGAGAATCCAGGAGCAGTCACAGCATCTGAGAATGTAGCAGGGCCTGTAACTCCAAACGAGGTAATCCCCGAAATAGTGCCACTTGTAAATGCTGCTGTGGAACCAGCGAATGTAGCTAAATTAAGTCTCAGTTCGCCTAAGGTAACTCGCTTGTTGCTGTTGCCTTCACTGGCATCTAACAAGGATAAAGAATCTAAAGGGTCAAGTTGAGCACTTGTAAGCAGCGCAAAGCTACTCAACTTGACAGGGATCAAAGGTAAGTCGGCCATTGTTATTTTATTTAAATAAGAGTTTTATGTATTTGACTCAGGTACGATAAGTTCGCCTGTTTCAGTCACGAAGTAACGCAGTCCATTCTCAGATGAGATATAACCATTACCTGAAGGGGTAACTGTAGAAGGAACAGTCAGCTTGCCGAATCCCTTAGCAATCCAGCTCACAGAGCGAACAACTCTAGCATTCGATGAATTGTAGACATCGATTGAGAACTGAGTGTTACTTATTTGATTCACCGTGTAGTAATCACCCGATGCGTTCGTAATCAGAGTAGCGCTAACGTTAGGAAGGCAATCTTGATGAAAGGCAGCTGGGAAAGTAACTATAGTCGCGGCTCCTGTTCCACTAGTGGCGTTACCATGCTGAGTTACATCAGGCATGTCGCAAGTGATAGACAAAGCCCTGACAAAGACAGAGGTAAATCCACTATCGAATGATTCTAAAATGATTCTGAATCTAAAAGCTCTGCCGAAGTAGTTCCCAATAGTGAACTCTTTGTAGGGAGTCCAGTTCACAAGATCATTAGAGATAGAGATCTGGAGGGTTGCATCTGCATTGTTTGGAGAGGCAACACCATCGAACAACCCCAGGTCATCCATCAATCCTGGTACGCTATCAATCAAGATACTCTCGTTAAACACGCTGACATCGAAACTGGCTCGAATCAGCGAGGTGTAGGTAGCACCCAGATCTATTTGCTTTTTGAGATAGTACTCACCATAAGCTACGCTTCCAGATTGGTCGCTCATGTAAGTATCCCAGTCTGGAATCGAGTCGATATCGGGCCAGTTGTCTATCGAAGACCTGAGACCTAATTTGACTATGTTCAGCGTGGGATCAATGGTTGCGTTGTAGCCCCTTCCTGCAAATACGGGGGAGGCTTCATCTATAGTTCGGATTACATTAATCGCAAGCGTATCGGCTATAGAAGTTTCCACTAAGGCAGGGGTAACGCTGAAGTTACCAGAGCTGTCTACCCATCGGCAAATGTAAGTACCGTTAATCAAAGGTAGTTCACCACTGGTACCGCTACCATCAAACTTGGCGATAATGAAGCCGTCTGCCTGAGTAACGCCGCTCAGTTTAGGAGTTTGACGAACTTCGAGATAGCCACCAATACGCACGTCTAAGTCAGGAGAGCGCCCCCAGGATAGACGAACCCTATTGTTGGATACTGGATCAAAACCTGTGATTACTACATCAACAGGAGGCGCAGTTAACCCCAGCATTTCCTTATTGTTCAAGGGAGCATAGGGACTCTCTAAACCTAGACTGCTGATCGCTTTGACCCTGAAGTTATAGATACCAGGAGCAAAATCATCCAGGTCATAACTGGTGGTCTCACTAACTCCGCCTATTGTCCATTGGGTTCCAGCAGGGGCACCCAAATAAGGGGATCTCTGATACTCAATCTGATACCTAGCTACTCGCTCAGGAGATGGGTGAGCCCAGAAGACTTGCGCCCTGCTTCTTACCCCGGCACTTCCTGTAGTCTCATACAAGGTCTCAAATACCTGTACAGAATTCGGAGCAGCAGGAGCACTAACAGAAGGTAAGTCCGTGATGTCTCTGACAGCAAGAGCAGCACCTCGTTCGATGTAGTCAAACTTAGAAGGGTCATAGGACACCGCTTCAATTTGAAACTGGTCATCGTCCAAGTCAGAGACTTTCAGCACCTGGAATAGCTGAGGCTGAAGCGTGGAAGTGGTCAGCATCCACAGAGAGTTGACAGAGGGAGTGAAGGGTAAAGCAGCAAAGGTTAAGTAATCAGCTGCACCAGGAGCGTTCGTGATCGCTACTTCTGTCTGAGCGCCACCTCTGTTTACGGGGTCTAGGATAGACAACACGTAACCCGCTCCACCTTCGATATTCAAAGGGTTATCCATTTTAATGCTGGTCGTAGTGGCTTCTGTGATGCGGCCTCCTAGACGTTTGCCAGCTCTGTTAGGATCAGCAATCTTAATCACATCCCCAGGTTCGACTAATAGACCCTCAGTGGCAATCTTGAACGTCAGCAGTTCCGTTTGGTGCAACGCTGTGTAGACCGCCCATTCCGCTAGCCTGTGAGCCTGACCTTGGCTTGTGCAGCCGAAAGCATCTATTTCTTCTACCCTGTATCCCCAACGCGCTATCCCTGCAGCGTCTTCGTAATATTCCTCATCTGTTTCCCAAGTCTGAGGATTGATATAGCGAACGATTGCTGCCGTTGTGCGAGTTGTTGTATCTGTGCAGCTATATTCAAAAGGTGCGCCCTCTGTTCCATCCTCACCTACCTCTACAACAACGTTGGCTGGAGAGAAAAGGCGAGTGGCAGTCTTAGGGCGATCGAGTACAAGTCTAATCTTGCCGTTGCTGTAGTAAATGTTTGCTCTAAGTGAGCTGGCAATTTTACTGGCAAGGTCATAGGCACTTGATCGCTGGGTGACGTATGCGTTGAAGGTATAGCGTGGCTCTGTTTTACTATCAACGCCTGTAGGAATTAATTGGTCACAGTACTTGCCAGCGTCATAGAAACTGTATACGTCAAGGATGGATTCTGGAAGTCCAATCCCATAGCGAGTGTCTGTTAGAGCGTCCCACAGTACCCAGGCAGGGTTGTTTGTCCAGCCCGATGTGAGCGATCCATTGAAAGCGCCTGTGTAACCTCTGGTGTAGCTGCTGTAGTTATGAGGAATCCTTAGTATCATTCCTCGCAGATCTACAGCGACCTCTGGAACAGAGCCAGGGAAGTTACTGCTAGGAACACTGATGCCTAGAATGGCGGTGTTTTGATAGGCGTTACCCTTATTCTCAGTGGTCGTGAACGCCTGAAATACTAAGTCGTTTTGCAGTTTTAAAGAATTTGAATCATTAGTCGTTCGCTCTACCCGAATATCCCAAGTGTTATTGACGTTTGCTGGGAGGGATATTTTGTAAGATTTCTCATAGGAATTACTGGCCCTGCCTGTAACCTTGATGGCTTGGCGTTTAACAAAAGCACCACCATTGGAACTGATGTAGATATTGCCTTCAACAGTTGTCTGCTTCAGCTGCCCCTTAGAATCTGTACCATCAACGAGGCTAGGGAATCTCAGGCGAACAGTAACATAGGAAATCCCATCATCGTCAACCAGGGTGCGAGTTACAGGTGCGCCTTTTCTCACCGTTACTCCAACTGAATACTCCCGCTTCTGCTTGCTAAAAGCGACAATACGATCTTGGTCGGGATAACCTAAGCGCCAGTCAAAGGGAATGTTCTGAAAGTTGAGAGTTCCAGCTGCTGAACGGACAGGAGTGTTGTTCAGGTAGAGAGATTCAGCAGGGCTACTGAATGAGCCATCGGCAGGGTTGCGCGATTCGACTAATCCAAAACCTGCAAGGGCTCCCTCGGACAGAGCAAACAGTACCTCAGCTTTGACGACACTTTTTAGGTTCTCTGGATCATCACTGGCTGAGCTAGACCCACCAGACCCCTTGCCGCCGCCGCTAACTATGCCTCCTGAGCCTATAATCAGCTCCTCATCTATATTCTTCATTAATAGTTTTTGTCCAATAAGAAAGCCCCCTGAACTAGGAGGCTTGGGAATAATTTGTATTGCCCTCTCAATAAGTGCTTTTGGCTGAAAGGGTCGCAATCTAGCGAGTTCCTTTTTAGCGAACTCGCTTTAATCAGCCGCCAGCTCTGAGGTTGTGCTACCCGCGCTGAGTATGGGTGGATTCTTGATTCTGATGCTGCCGTAGCAAAGTGGAACAGGAGTATCACGAGAAGTGGTAGGGTTATTCAGATCGATCGTTGAAGACTTCTGTTCATCTTCCTTAGCTTCAGCAAGCGGCGTGGAAGGGGTCAACCATTCAGCTACTCCACCCAGGATTAATGATGCGCCCAGTAGTCCGAGAGAAGTTCCGCCGCCAAGTGTTGGAAATGTAATCGCAATGGAAGCTGCAACCAGGGCTACTCCCAGAAACACTTTACCTGCCGCTCCGCTTCCTTCTATCACCTCTACGAAGACGAGTTCCTTTCCTGCGAACTCGTCTAATTCTTCTATCCCTTCTGGGTGTCTTTCACTCAGGAGTTGATAATAAGTACTGCTATCTCGTAGATGCTGTTTGAAGCCAGGGTAGTTTGCGTCTAGTGCTGCGATCGCATCCTTGGGAGTGTCAATATAGAATTCGTGTTCAGCACCATATAGCTCGGCTAATTGCCCTGTGAGCGTAATTTTTGTAAGGTTGGACATTATATTTATTTGAATTGGTGATGCCGCCAAACACTATGGGTGATCTTTCTGTACTGGCTTCCATAAATCCCGATGTGAGATAAATGGTTGACGATATGGTGAAGGATCAAGTTACCTTCTAGGTCGAACATGATTGCGGCGTGATTGGGGGACATGGAGCCATAGTTCATTAAAATGAAATCCCCTACCTTCAAGGGTTCATCAGAATGCAAACGTAGGAAACCTTGGGATTCCATATTGTCGAGGTACGCTGTAAAGTCAGGCTGCTTATACTCGTCTGGAGTGCTGAGATAGAAATCGCCCAACTTGATGTTGAATTCTTGCAGGTAGTAGTCCTGACAAAGGGTGTAGCAATTGTCTATGACCCAGTGCCATTCTCTGCCCTCGTATGGCGCGATAGGGGCGTTAGGATCGTAGTAGCTATGTGTAGCCGTGGACAGGTGATAGAGTGCGTAGGGGAGCCTCCTGCCCTTGCTAGCAACTATATCAGCAGGGCTGAAAGTAGGGTTTGAGTTGATGTGCGAGTGGCAGATGATAACCTGTTGACCGCTATCTCTAGCTTTGATTACTTTTCTAGTAGACTGTGGATCAAGTCGAAAATCGTTGGGGTCATCGGCAACGTTTATAGCTGGGTAATAGATATCGTTAATGACGAAGCCGCAGCTTTCCCTGTTGGGGTCTAGGTGTGAGTGTGTCGCTAGCTGCTCTTGAAGATTAGGGGGCAACATACTTAATCTCCAGTAAGTGAAGCGAGTCTTCTCTTTGGAAGAAAAAGTTTGCCCATGTCTAATGGATGCCTGAGGCTAAATTTCACAAAGAGACTGTTCTCGCTGTACCTGCTGATGTAGTAAATATCAGTGCTTTCAATTTCAGCAGGGTTAGCTCCAGGTTCACCATCTAGATTCTTAGCCAGTACTTTGATCCGCGTTACTTTCGCGTCCAGCATTCCTGAATAAGTCAGGATGAGTGAACTAATATCTGAGAAGATGTTGCTAACGCTAAGTTCAGGCGTAGGCAAGGTGCCGTTGATACTCTTTTCAAAACCTGTGGCTTCGATAGGGTACGCTGCAAATTGAAATGAATTAAAAGAGATTGAAGCTCCATTAACTTGAGAGTAGTTGCAGAATCGCAGAATTGGTGCTGAGGAAGCCTTGGCTGTAATATCTACGGTAAATAATTCGAGTAAAGGTGAAGTCTGTGTTAAGACTATAAGATCGGCTGCTGACATAATCTATAAAATAGTATTTGATTTAATTAAAGGAGAAGCGCTCCATCCCTGATACCCAAGAGGGCGACCGCTGCCTATCCGTTTCATAGTGTCGTAGGGTAATTTATTTTCTCTACAGTAACTTCTTAAATTAAATACAGTAACTTCAACCCCTTGAGGGTTAATAAATATCCAAGATTTCGCTACTTTATTTAACCTTTCCTGTTCCTGCTCAGAAGTCAAAGGTTTAGATTTAACCGCAATAGATATTAACTTTTTAGTCTCTTCAGAGCGGGATATTCCCTTTTTATCCAGCCCCATTTTAGCTTTAGATTCTTCGCTGTGAGTCTTACCTTTATTAGCGGCACTAAGTTTAGCTTTATGTTCTTCTGAAAGGGCCTTACCTTTATTTGGGGAGGACTTACCCTTAAGAGAGGCGCTTAGTTTAGCTTTATGTTCTTCTGAGAGTTTCTTTCCTTTGTTTGCCGCGCTAACTTTAGCTTTAGTCTCTTCAGAATGCTTTGTACCTAGAGAGTTTCCAGCAGTGGGGCAAATATTGTACCCATACTTAGGATTAGCAGCTTGATAATAATCCATCCATTCTTGTTCACTTCTGATAAGGGTTTGAAAGATTAGATCTGGATGTATTATTTCTAGTATCCTAAACTCGAAGGCTTCTTCTCCATATTTGTTCCAAGCATTTTGAATATGCTGTGAGTGATGTTTATTTTTTCTAAGTAGGAATTTATGACTGTACCATCTTTGCCTAAAGCTTTGGGCTGCTGATCCTACATAAATCTTTCCAGACTCTTTGTGAATGATGGCGTAGATTCCACAATAATTAAGTTGCTCAGTAGAGTAAGCCATTACTTCACCTCCATCTGGTTGAAGTAAAGTACCAAGGCTCTTCTGATAACTTCAGACTCTTTGGTGTACTCCTTGAGAGCTTGATCCTTTAGACGATCACTCAGTTCTTGAGGTAAGTTAAATTCTTTTCGTGCCATTGTTTTATTCCTAAATACAGTAAAAGCTCCGTGTAAATTACGGAGCTTCTATAAATAGGAATCTGGCTTAATCTGTAGCGCTCATGTGTTTTTAATCGGGGCTGAATGTTAGGGTGAACACCGCTGAAACTTCCCACTTAAGCCCACCCAAGGACTTGTAGCTGTACCCTTCCAAGCATCTGTAGAGCTGAGAAGTTGTCTCACCTGGCTTCGTGAACTGGAAAGATTTGTAGCCTTGTAGGGAGTCTAGAAAGGCAATCAGGGTGTTTTTAGATGTGTAGCTGAGACCTGGAAAGGTGACAGAAAACTTCTCTTGCTTCGTGTTCAAACCTGCAGGAGAGAGGTGCTCGTAACCATCAGCAAACTTAAGGCGATTGATTCGATACTTGACTTCCCCAGAAGAGCCAATTACAGGCTTAAACTGACTAGGAAATACTAAGGCTGGCATAGATTTTTAAATAGAAATTGATATTAAAAAAGCCCCTACTCGGCAGAGGCTGTCTACTAAGTAGGGGAAGGCTTAAAGAGCTTTAAGTCAGGTTAGTTCTCTAATGCGTCTGCGAAAGGCTTTGAGGGTAGCAGTCTCACCATCTATCAAGCGTTGATCCATAAGCCTGAGTATCTCCTCTATTGGGAGCCAGGGAAATGTGGGGCTACGGCTGCTGATTACATAGCGACCTTGCTGAAGGATGTAAATCTGAATCTTTTGCTTTTGGTAGTGCCATAGTTCAGGTACTCCCAAAGCTTCGTAGAGGGCTTGCTTGTTGAGACTGCCGCTGGTGATATCTATTTCAATCACTAAGTCAGGCGGTGGGTCTACTGCCAGGTCGATGTTTGCTTTACCTCGGACTCTGGGTTCATTTTCAATGTAATAACAAGAGTCAGGCTCTGCCCCCTTTTGGAGATCATCTCGCCTTAAGGTTGTAGAGCCGAACTTTGCCAGGTTGAGGTCTAACTCATCAGCGATCGCTCTTATCAAGTCATCTAGAAAACGATTGTTGCGCTCATGTTCACCCAATGGGGTCATGATTTCTAAAACCCCTTCGCAGTAAGCAATGCGGCTATTGCCTTCCTCTCTCTCCGCCAGCAGTCGCCTGTAGGTTTCCCAGCTAATATTGCGTAGAGTAATCAGAGGATCTTGAGTAGTCTGCATGATGTTGAATCCATTGCTGACTACTCAAGTGTAGGCTATCTAGTTGGCAAGAGCGCCTCCTGGTCTACGATGCTTCTGCACTACCTGCACTACTGCAGCTTCAAGCTCTCTGGACATTTGGCCTGCCTTAGCTCCACTGGAACTGACTGCGCCATTGCTGCCGACGTGGACGGTAATGTTGGTGTTGACATCGCCGCCGCCACCTTTGTTACCTTTTAGCTCTACGCCAATACTTCTACCATTGGGCAGTGGAACGATCGCTTCTGGATGAGCACCTTCGCCAATCATTGCCAAGGTAGACTTGTTGACTAATCCACCATCAGCGAATTTGGGTAGAGCGCTGAAGAGAGATAGTCCACCTTGCAGCAGTCCACCTATTCCGCCAGCTGAGAAGTCGCCTCCTTGACCACCGCCAGAAGCAAAGTCACCTATGCCTCCTCTGGAACCAAATCCACCAGCGGCACCACTTACTCCACCCAGTACTTGGGCAAAGAGTTCATTCAGCGCTAGGTCTGCCAGCTTGCCAGCGATATCCTGGAACAAGGAGATGAACATCTCCTTTAAACTCTGAGTGCCAGTGATAGCGCTACTGAGAAAGGACTTGAAGCTACCCTCAAGGGAATCCTTGATAGTTGTGCCAATATCCTTGAACTGATCGCTCAGGTTTGAGATATCAAGGTCAGCGATACCTCTTAACGTTTGTTCCCACTCTTGGGTGTAAGTGCCAGCCCTCTTAGCTGCGTCAACCTGTAGCTCTAACTCTCTACGAATACGAGCTTCACCTTGCTGACGGCGTAAAGCATTGGCTGCGAAGACTCCTTGAGTGCGCTCCAGCCTAGCTGCTGTAAGATCTCCCAACTTATCGTTGGATTGATTTTGATTGGAGGCGATCGTTCGTTGAAGTTCCTCCTTTCTCTTGATCTCCTGAGCATCTAGAGTTTGCTGTTGAATGCCGCCTAATGTTCTTTCATTATTGGCTTGCTGGTGAATAATACCTTGACGCTCTTTGGCATTATTAATGAGAGTTTCGTAAGCCTGGTAGATTTCATACTGAACCCCACCGTCTTCCTTGAGCTGCTCTGCTGTTTTACCTAACCCCTTCAAATAGCTGTCAGCGTACTTAGAATTGTCATCAACAATCTTTTGCTGATCAGTCCAGTCGTTACCATAGGTGGCTACTTTAGCATCAGTTGCATTGGTATTAGCCGCTGAAGCTTGCTGATATTGCAGCTCTGCTGGATTGTCAGACTGGGCTATTAGTAAACCAAAGTTTGCATCAGCTATCTGACCCTGTTGAGCGGTTAAGTTAGTGGCAGCAGTCCTCATCCACTGTTCCTGAGCAACCTTAGCGTCGTCTGCCATCTTCTTCAAGGACTGAGAAATGGTAGCAGATGCAGCTTGGATCGCTTTGGCGGTGTCATCGCTTATCGATTTTAAGTTGGCTTCAAGCTGAGCTTTCTGAGCCGTAAGAGCGTTGAGAGCGTTGGTGTTGTCTACACCCTCAACCCCTTTGCCGTTCTCAACGTCAGAGATCTTACTGTCAACAGCTCTGATAGCTTCTTGAGTAGATAGGGAATCATCCTCGCCCGTTCTGGTTATTCCTCTAACCTGAACGCCGTAATCAAACAGTCGAAGGCCATTGGTATCGTTAGCGTCAATGGCGGCTCTATCTTTTTCAGATTGAGTATCCTCCGCATCACGCGCAGCTTTTATTTGTAGCCTTTGAGTATCTAGATTAGCTCTCTGCTCGATTGACAATAGATCGCCAGCATATTTATCCCTTTTGCGTTGCGCTTCAGCTTCAGCTTCTGCTTGGGATTTTGCAAGTTCGTCTTTTCCAGAGTTACCAGGGTCTTCGGGGGTAGATGAGCCTGATACGTAATTAATGCTAGTCCTCGGCCCTCCTATAGAAACTGGAGTGGTAGCAGAAGATGTATACTCATTCCCTACTCCTGATCGGGCCTCAGCTCCGCCATTAAGACTTGTCCAAGTACCATTGAGTATATCCATCGCCTTATCGAAGTTACCTTCGTCAATGGCCGTAGCTGCTTCAGGAAACTCAGCCTTGATTAAATTCCAAGCTACTTGAGCTTGATCGTTTAGATCTCCTGCCCAAGCATCGCCATACCCATTAGCTATAGCTCCTTGCCTAGTATCTCCAATAAACTGAAAGGCTCCTCTGGGGGTTCCAGCTGCTACACCCTCTTCTGACTTATTTACAGCAGAAGTATTAAGATCAGATTCCCTACTGGCTATTATGCTGAGGAACCTATCTCTGTTAGAAGGCCCCGTTTCATTACCACTACTAGAATTACCCTCAGGACGTGATGTAGCAGCGCTGCCCCCATTTCCACCTTTGATTGTGTAGTTGCCGTTAGCATCTACAGAAAGTAAACCCTGCTGCATCCAGTAAGCCGAAGGATCTAAATGGGCTCCAGAAGAGTCCATTCTTTCACGATGGATTACTCCTGTACCACTCTCTCCTGAACCTACTAATCCACCAGCGGATACGACAGAGCCCACTTGGAGCTGTGCATTAACAGATTTGTACTCCGCTATAACCTCTGTGCCACCATCTGGGGTACGAAGGTAAACTGCACCTACAGGATTGCCCTCATTATCTGTAGTAAAGTTAGGGATTATTTGATAGACTGTTCCGCCTTCTACCGCCCTTACTTCTGTACTCTCACCCACAATGTCGAAGTCCTCACCTGCATGAGATCTACTACCTCCATCCCTTCCAGCATTATATTCTTGACCTGGAACAGTCCTTCTACGACCCGCAAAAGTATTAGAGGCTCCTACTTGTGATTGTTGAGCTATGGACTCGGAATTGTAAGTTGTAACTAAGGCTTCTACTCGATCGTTGTAGACACCAGAGCTGGGAATCAAGCCCTCTTCTTTAGCTTTATCTTCTGCTCTTTTCCTATTAGCGTCTAATGTAGTCTGGGATAGTCCTGCTTGCTGTCCTGCGCTATCTTGACCGTTCTTAAGTGTTCTAGCATTTTGAATACCTAAGGCTAAGTTGCTGGCAGTTTCTAGAGACTTTAGAGCAATAGCCGACATTAACTCTAAAACAGGTTTTAAGGACTCTACAAAGGCTCCCGCTTTAGTTATGGCATCTTGAATAGCTGTAGGATTCTTTTTAAGATACTCCAGCATCTCTTGAGCTTTTTCAGCTGCGTAATTTAATCCACCTTTAAGTAATTTGCCTATTTCTGCTGAGATATTTTGAATTATTTGAGGATTAGCTTCTAGATATGCTTTAAAGTCTTCTGCTTGTTTATTTAAGCTACCAAATATATCACCACTAATTTGCTTGAGAATATCAGCAGCAGCGTTTAGAGTGGCGATTTCAAAAGGCTGGATGGCTTTACCAAACTTCTCCTGCAGAAGGACACCTTGGTTGCCGAGGTTAGTGACAGCTACGTTAGCGGTGTTTAAAACTCCCGTCAGTTTCTCAAAGTCTGTTCTACCAGAGCGCACAAAGTCAAAGATGGTATCAGCGGATAATCCCTTCTTCATCAATTCACCTAGCTCTTGGGTTGTTACCCCTAAAGCTTTGGCAAATAGAGCGATCGCCCCTGGTAATCTTTCAGCTAGCTGGCCCTTTAATTCTTCGGCCTGAACTTGGTTTTTTGCAAGAATCTGGTTTACTGCTAGGAAAGCGCCTTGAATCTGATCGGTGCTTAGTCCTCTAGCTCTAAACATATTAGAGAGTCCTTCGTAAAGGAACTCTGCCTGTTTGCGAGTATCTTCTAATGTGCCGCCTACTTCTTGTACACGAGCCTGGATGTTGGCGTACATTTGAATGTACGCATCCCTAGAAGATTGAATATCATTACCATACTTGAGAGCGGTGTCCGTAGCGAACTGAATGCCCTGTTCCCCTACTTGAGATGAATCTGCTGTAGCAGAAAGGGTAGCTACTGAAGATTCCCTAGCATTCGCCGCGTCAAGTGCTGAGCTTATTTGATCTCTGAGGAATCCCGCTGCAGTCTTGAATCCATCCATCAATAGTCCAATGAATCGACCTGGGATGCTCATTAGCCCTGCGCCTAGGGAGTTGGCCGCACCCTCTTTAAGTTCGCGCCAGAAGAAGGCTAAACCTGTGGGAGCACCAAGCTTGGTTTCCAGTAGAATTTTGTTCTTCTGAGCTTCTGCACGAATCTTGGCTAGGGAGTCATAGTCAGGCTTAAAAGTTGTACCTATTACTAGAGCATTCGGGCCGGATTTACCTCCTAACCTTTTTAATTCAGACTCCGTTCTGACTTGTCGCTCCAGAAGATCTAGCTTACTCTTCTCATTGGCAAGCTCTAATCTTTGAGTGTTTAATGTCTCCTGCTTTGCTTTCTTCAACCTAACCAGGCTGTTTAAGTTATCTACTGCGGCTTCTTTTTGAGCGATGCTCAGCTGTAGATTCTCCTTCTCTAGGAAATTCTTCCTGTTTTGCTCTGCTACTATGTCCTGTACAGCTTTAACTTCTTGCTTACTTGCTTCAAGTGCCTCTCTATTAGCTTTTTCGTTTTGCTGAGCCTGAGTCTGTTTGGTCGAGCCTAGTTTCTGACTGAGGGATAGTTCTTCCTTGAGTAGATCATTCTTTTGCTTAGCTGAAGAGAGGGAAGCTGCTTGGGCTGAATTACCTGCTTGTAAGGCAGCAGAAACGCTCTGGGCTGATTGTTTAGCGGCTTGGGTAATCTGATCCAGCATCAGGCTGGTGTCTGCCTCGACCTGAATAATCAGGCTACCAGCGTCAATATTTTCACTCATATTATGATTCTTTGAATAACTGTGATTGATATTTGCCGCACATCATAATTACCTTCTCAGGGAGTCTCTTCTCATCCATTAGCTGAATGAAAATTCTCTCTGTTTCACTAGATAAAAGATCTGGGGCTTGGGTTGGATAGGGGAGGAATTGGTCAACAGTATTATCCTTGCCTAGATACCCATAAACTGCTGCTGCGAGGTGAGCCGTGGTTATTGAGTTGACATTGGCATCCCGCTTATGGGTATCGATGATGGTCGATATCGTTTTCTCAATGAAGTGAATCGGCAGGGTGTCGAAGTTGGCTGAGTGAAAGATAGGATCGCTGGCAAAGTTAGAGGTGTGGATGATGAAGTAGCTGTTGTCGAGATACTCCAGATAGCTGTGTATTTTAGCTATCTGTTCCTCTAGCCAACCCCTTAGGATTTTGGGTCATCTGATACTTCCTCCTGCTCAGCGGGGCTGGTAGACCACTGAGACTCTTCCCCTACTGCAAAATCTAGTAAGGATTCATAGATATCCACAGGTAGGCTGTCAACAATTTGACGGCAAATGAGGTCGCGCTCTTTAGACTGCAAACGATCGCAGAATGGCACCTTGTCAAACTTTGTCACTAGGGCTTTGTCTAGCTCGATTCCAAAAGCTTCTGTAAGTTCAGAGGAAATTTCTTTGAGGCTATCTAGGCGCGAGACTAAGATCACCACTACTGCTTCATAGATATATTCAGTGCCAGAATCCTTCTGTTGCATCTCTACAAGGTAAGGGGCTACTCTAGCCTGTTGCTCTGGTTCAAAAGCATTTAGACCTTCTGTGAATAGCTTCCAGGCTTCTGAAGAGGTGATGCCAAGCTCTGTAGAGATCTTTTCTGCCAGGTCTAAGTACTGCGAAGTTTTATCCAGCACTTTAGCCTTGATGGTCATTAGCTTGCTGCGTTCACGGAGTTGGAGACTGCCTAGCTTTACTAGATCAAATCCTTTAATGTTGACAATTTCTTTGGTGCGGCTAAATCTGTTCATTTTAGTTTTATAAGAGGCGAATTTATAGGGTGGCAGGGAAGGAGAGCACTGTTGCCAAAACAGTCTTCGGATGCGCGTCCTAGCTCTCCAAGTCGAAATTAACGTCCCGTTCAGCGGCTGAGGTTATCACTTGCTGAAAGGCTTCTGATAGCTTGATAGTACAAACGTATTCTTTTTTATCGTCAGTAAGCAGGTCTACCTTTTCGGGTAGTTGACCTTCAATACAAGCCAAGCCAACGATTAAGGTTTGCTTGGTCAGCTTGCAGTTGATTAGGTGCAAAGTTCCTGATTCATTGACCAGTAGCTTATGTTTCATAGGGGGCATACAAAAAGAAGCCCCATACCCTGTAGCGGAGGTATGGGGCAAAGTTTAGCTAATTAGGATTAGCTAGGTTCAGTTGAAGTAGTAGCACCCACTCCGCTGAGGTCAAAGCTGTACTTCAGAATGTCTCTGACAGGAGCGCTCAGCTTCAGGTTTTCAATTAGAGCAGCGCCAGAGTACTGACGACCATCGCCCAAGGTGATTCTGAATGCAACTTCACGATCGCCATCAACACCATTACCACCAGCAATCAGTAGGATTGCGCTGATGCAGGGATCATTCTTGTGGACGATACCAGAGACAGACGTTTTGAAGGCTGCGCTGACTTTAGCCATATCGACAGCTAGGCCGATTCCGTAGCTGGAGGTATCAACACTTTGGGTAGCCTGGTTGATATCGATATTGTTGCCACCTTGAAGGACATACAGCAAAGGATAGGTAGCGGTAGCGCCAGAAGCGATCGCGCCAGAGGTAGCGGTTACAGCTAGGCTGGTTGCGCCGATTGCAGCAGCAGCTGAGGTAACTACAGTAACGGTGCCAAACTTCAAGGATGCGCCTGAAGGAATGGCTTGACCCAGTGCTGTCACAGGGATAGCAACGGAGGCATCTGCAACTTGAGCAGTCGTAGTCACAGTGATAGGAGTGAAGCGTTGGTCGCGGGGAAGCAGACCTAGTTCGATAATAGAGTTAACGTTTTTGATGTAATCTGAAGAAGACATAGTATTCAGTTATTTTGAATAAAGTTGGGTTGAAAAATAGAAATTCGACACTGCTCTTTCGTTGTTGAAGTGGCAGGCAAGTAGACACATTGGGAAGTAACGTAAGTGGTCTGTAGAGCGATTAAAGCGAGGCTCAATTTGTCGTCTGCCGCGTAATTAATCAGCTTGATTACCACTTGGTCGGGCATGTACCAAATGCCGCCTGTTAAGGGTTGAACATCGCCTACAGGAACTCTTTGAATGCTGCACAGCAAACCCGAAGTAGTAGAGCCTTGAACTGTTGCGCTTGGCTCGACAACGATCGCTGGTTGAGTTCCTATAGCGCCTAAAAATGGGGCCAGTAGAGTTTTTAACTCCACGACCAATTGAGGGATTGACATTAGGATTTATTCCAGTGTTAGCTGTGTTGATTCAGCTATTGCTTTGTAGTCGAAGGGGGTGCCTACAGGAGCCTGTGCTAGCGTTTCTTTGTACTCTTGAGCTAATGCTTCAGCGGTCTTTTCAAACGCCTCAGTAAGGCTATTAGACCCTGCTATCTGATCCGCCATTAACTCTGGCAACTTGACTCTTTGATGAGTAATGTCTGCCCATTGATATCCTGGCAGCTGAGTACCGTCTTGAAGAGTTACTCCTTCGTGGGCTGCAGCGCCACCTTCCCATTTGTAATGAGCAGCTTTATTGATCTGCAAAGCTTGCTTGTTTAAATTCAATTTAAAGTTGGTCATTACACGCCGGGATTTAACAGGAGTAAACCTTTGAGGTTATGCGCCAAGATAGTCTTTTCGTTCTGGAGTGAAGGGAGGAGTAAAAACTTTCCTGCGATTGGATAATCAGGATCGTTAACGGTAGCTTGAGCCACCATTGAAGGTCTGATTGTAGTTGGTAAAAATGCAGGGTTAATACAGTAGCCTTCCACTCTGACAACGCTAGGGTTTTGCCAAATGACTTCTTGATTCTTATCGAGGATCTGATTACTTGAAGCGATTAGAAACACTTCAATACTGAGAGATATGGGGGCGTTATAGCTGATTCCATCTGCGTCAGTCAGAAATGTTCCAGAGTTGATGCTAAACGTTAGAGTAGTGGTTTGTTGCCCCAACTTGACTGGGATTCGGGAGAGGCGGCTGTGAAGCTTTGCCATTCTCGTAATTAGTGAATCAGTCATTAGGGTGTTACCAGTAATGCGGCGATTGGCAAGCAGAGCTAGAGGCGTATTTGTTATAGACAATAGAAATTGCCATCAATTGAGCCAGCTCTTTAAGCAACTGTGAGCCGTCCTGTTTTAAGATGGCCCTCTGTTGATTGAAGTTAAGTTTCATTCCCTGTACCTCAATAGCGAGGCTATCAGGGCGCAAATCTCTAAGCTGTGTGTCGATGTCGGCAAGTTCGAGGATAATCGCATCAACACGATCAACAGCTACTTGAACATAAGGGCCTGCCAGCTGTTGAACGACTAAGATTGGATAAGCACTATAGCCCGCTAAAACTTGAATCTTGTCTATTTGTGTTTGAGTTAAGAGTGTCATAGCGGGTTAACTATTAGTAGGTAATCTTGCCCAACAGTGCGATGTCCTTAGCTCTGTTGTGAACTTGAAGCTGAGGTTGAACAGAAATTTCAAAGCTCAGTACGTGAGGATTTTGGGTACCCACTTGAGCCACCAAGAAATTCAAGCCCATCGTCTTTGTAGCTTCAGGAGCCATAGCGCCTTCAGGGGCAGAGTTGCTGAGGTTGAACGTGTGTAGCTTAACGCCACGGCTATTTACAAAGTAAAAAGCATTAGCGGTACAGTCAGGATCAGCAACCATCGGAATGCCGTAGTAGCTGCTATCTGCGAAACCTAGGTCAGCAATAGGGCCAACAGCAGGAACGCTCAATTGACGGTTAGCTGCAAACAGTTTGTTGTAGGTTTCAACCAACTCAGGAGTGGTGAAAATTACATCAGCATATCCACCTTTACGAGCTAGACCAACTCTCAGAGCGCTGAGCAAGTCAACGGTCAAAGCACGATTAGATGCGTTGGTCAAGATCATGGGAACCCAATTGGCGTAGGTAGCAACTGCTAGTCCAGCGTAGTCGTTAGCGGCGGTACAGATATATTCCATGCCGTAAACTCCAGCATCAGCGGAACCAGCGCCAGCGCCAGTGTACAGAAGGCCATTCAAGCCCTTCAGAATCACTTCAACGCCAGTCTGTGCTTGATAAGCAAACAGATTCTTCAACGCGCCAGGGCCAGCATTACGAGCTTGCACTAAATCGTTACGCAGAATATCAAAAGAATGGCCCAAGGTCTGAGCACCAATGGGAAGTTGAGCGCCCACAACGGTATCAGCAGAAGCAGTGACGCGAGAAGCAGCGGAAGTAGCGCGACCTGTAGCGGTGGCACCACCTACATTTGCTGGCCACTTGATCAGCGTTTGGTAGTCTTCAGCTTTTTGAACGACAGTAAGGGTAGGGTATAAACGTTGGGGAACTAGTGCGATCTCTTGTTGAACTGCCAAAGTCAGCACTTCAACTGGGGTATATGAACTTGCCATGATTGTTTAAATAAAAATTAGAATTGGAGGTTTGTAGCAGCATCTAAAAGTGATGCAGGTTCCTGAGTAGGTAAAGTAGGAGCCGCTTTAGTTTCTCTAGAGTCAGATCCATTTACGTTTGATGCTGGAAGAAAACAAGCACCTTCATCAGTCTTCAGGTAGTTTTGAAAAGCTTGATCAAGTGAAACCACTTCATCACCGTTCTGCACAAAATAAGCACCGTTCTCTTGAGTAATCTTGTCCTGATAATTCAAAGCGAATAGTTTCTTTAATGCTGCTGGGTTGAGAGCATTAGAGGTGGCGACTAAAGAACTGATAGCGGCATCCTGTTGAGATTGCTTTGTTTTGTTCTGTTCGTCTGCAATACCTTGCTGCAGGGTTTGGATCTGCTGTTGCAATGCTTTCAGGGTGAGCTTAGACTGCTCTTCTGGAGCGTCTTCAGCGGGTAAAGGTGCAGGTTGAGCTGTGGATATCTTCTTGATCTCTCTTGTTAACGAAGCAGCGAGTCCTTGGTTAGCTAAGGTCACTTGACTAAGGATTTCCGTTCTGGCTTCTGCTACTGCTGATGCGATGAGAGCTGCAATCTGTTCTTCGTTCATTGGAATTTCTGTATGTGTAGAATGTCTGCCATTAAAAAAGCCCTCGGCAGTGGAGGGCATCTACGTTTAACGTCTGTAGTTGACAAATATCTTCTATAAGTAAGGTGGTGGCTTAATCCGCCCTCTGTGGTTGACAAATACCTTCAGGTGTATTTATTCGAGGGCTATCTGTAAGTAAGGTGTTGGCTTAAAAAGGATTAAGCGGCGGCTAGATCGATAACAGGAGCAACTGAAACAGGTTGGGCCACTGTGTTTGCTAGCAAGGATTCAATTTGCTTAGTCAGCTCTTCTGACTGAGAGGCACTCATATTTCCCACTAACATTTCTGATAGCTTGCTGTAGAGGATCTTGAGTACCAGCGGTGGCAGCTTATCTTTCAGTGAGCTAAGGTCGATCGCTGAGATAGAAGTTAGCTTGGCAAGGAGAGATTCAGCATTATCAATGTTGAAATCTTGTAAGCCTGTGACTGAAATGATGTCTGAGTTTAGCCCCTGCACCTTAGCGACTAGCTGAAGGATGTTTTGGTACGCTTGGGTTAGCACCGCTCCATAGAGGGTAATCTGTTCGTTCTCATCTGAGAGATCAAAAGCTTTGCTGAGTCCAGACTGTTCAAGTGCGCCCTTGTTAGTGCCCGACTTGCTGCGACCTGAAATGATGTCCTCGACTTCTTGCTTTGTCTGTTGAAGGCTGGCTTCAAGCTGCGGCAGGATTTTACCTTCTGCTTCTTTCCATTCAAAATTACCTTGCAGGACGTACTGAGGGCCTGTCTTGGCTTGCTCTTCTGAATCTACGTAAGTCTTGCTGGGATCTGAGTCAGGGGTCTGGATGGGATTCCATTGGCGCTGAACATAGCTAAGGGTTTCGATATCGTACTTGTGACACTCTGTTCTCAGATGCTGGATGGCTTTAGCTACTGCCTGGTCGCCTACCCAGAGTTCGTCGCTGAGTTCCACTTTCACAATGGGGATGCTGCCAACATTGTGTTGAGTGATTGAAGCAAGGGGGACTTTAGCTTCTTCTTTGGTGGCGATCGCTTCTCCCTTTTCATCGAGGATTTCTACGATTTGACCATTGGAGTCTAGCTTGACAAACGCTGAGTACTTGGCAACCTCTTGCTGGTCAATGAATGTCCAGGTAGCCACTGTCAGAGCGGGTGCCATTGGGTTAGAAGTATCTTGGGTAAGCTGCCTCACTTTGATCCAGGTGGGACTCTCTGCGCTATCCTCTGACCAATTGGTAACTTGGCTGGCACAGTAGACGTTCACATAGGGGTTGAGATTTAGCACCTTCTCTTGAGCTTTGTTCTTAGCTTTAACAGGGGCGCTCTTCCTGTCTATATGCAGGTAGGCTTTCTTGTACTTAAGGATGCTGGTAAAGATCTGAGCAAGCAACTGTTTCTCAGCGCGTTTGCCAGCTAGGTCGTTATGCTCTCTAAAATATGCCCAGAAGTTGGGGTCAGATTCTAGACCTGATACTTCGATGGAACCTTTACTGAGCTTAGAGATTTGACTAGTGATTGCATTGCTGAGGATAGGACTGAAGGTGAACTTCTTAATCCGCGTCTCGTACACTTCTGCTTCTTCCCCATTTCTTCTAGGGATGAATTGTTTGATGGCTTGCTTTAGACGATAGCCTCCTGCTGTCAGAAGATGAATATCGTTGATCTGAGGTAGTAATTCCTTATATTGAGGATGCTGGCTTTCTAGGATCGCTAGAGGAAGGGACTGGGGATACATGTTTATTTGATGAGGTTGTTTTTATTCAGTGCTGCCAGGACGTACAAAGTAGAATCACAGAAATGGTCTTTCTGATTTGGCGCTACTTTGTCAATATGCTCTCCCTGCGAATTTTTATCTCTGTGGTAGCTTCTTAGCTCTTCTATCTGATCGCTCAGACTGGAGAGAATAAATAGTCTGTCTTGAAAGAAGAGAGTGTTGACGATTGAGGCGCGACCTATGGGGCCTGGATTATTACGGGCTATAGAGGCTGTCTTTCTAAATGGAATTAGATTGTGGGCATTACCATAGGATCTAGCGCTCAATACGAGGTCATTTCTGTCATCTGGGAATCTAATGTGTACTGCGTCAGCTTGGGCCTGATAGTCGTTGAGAAATGAATGCAGCTGCTTAATGATCTCGTCTACTGTGACGCTGGTGAGTGGATGGGGATTAGACCAGGCATCAATGATGTAATGGTTATTGCCAGCGACTCCGATAACACAGATAGCGGGATTGGTTGATCCGTTGTCATTACCAAACCAGATGGAATCATAATGATTAGGTAACTGAGAGGGGCTGATAATGTGCCGCTCTTCAAAACAGTCAAAGAATTGACCTGGCGCTGATGTCCACTCGGCTAGATATTCCTGAGCGTAGATACGGGCGGGTAGAGATGCCTTTGCCTGTTTGAGAATGGCTCTAGGGTAAGTGGGGCGATCGCTTGACTTGAAGTGAAAGTACTTCCAGTTAGGGGTAGCCAGCACTCGCTGATAAAGCTTATAGAATGGATGGGCGCGGCCCTTAGGTGTCCCTGCAATCAGTACATTGACGGGGGTGGAAACGCTTCTGAAGCAAGGGATGATGACTTCATCCAGCATCGTAGGGCTAACGTCTTGAGCTTCGTCTATGGCGCACCAGATCAGGTTTTTGCCTCTAATGCGTTCACCGTTACCTTCAGCTGAGTCGATCGTTAGAATGACCTTATTGGTAAAAGTAATTTGCAGGTTGGAGCGATCGATCTTGGTGACATAGAGCGACCCTTCCAACAGGTTAAGAAGAGGCTTCCAGAATGCGTTACGAGCCATCTTCAGCGTTGGACTGACTATCAGTGCCTCTAGCGATGATGGGCTGTTGAGCGAAGGCTGATGGCTGCAGCAAGCGTTAATAGCGGCAGTTGTAATTAGGAACGTCTTACCTGCGCCTCTACCACTGACGAGTAGCTTAAGGTTGGCAGTAGACTTCAGGACTTGCATCTGTTTAGAATGCAGTGAGATCTTTATCGTCATCTCTCTATTCCTCGAAGTCTTCGTCGTCTTGTTGACCCGTAGAGTCATCCACAACGATTTCAATCTTGCTATCTGCAGTAGGAGCAAGAGGCGGCAATAGTCTCTCTATCAACCAAAAGGGAGGTAACTCAACCTTCGTGGTGAATTCTTCTTTCTCTAGGATCTTTTCTACTGGGGTGATGTTGCCATCTCTATCTCTAGTGGCGTGAATAAAGGTCTTCTTAACTGTGGTGACTTTTATTTTTAGCTCTAGGAGATCAGAGAGATATTTCTGTAATCGGGCCGTTTCTTCTTCTGCGATAATCGACTGCTTCTCTGCCCATACTTCCTCAGCGGCTTCTAGTTCAGCGGCAAACTCTGGATTGCGAGTTATCCAGTTGTTGATGCTGTTATAGGAAGTATTGTTTAGGGCGGCGGCTCTTCTGCGGCTCATCCCGTTGGCAACGCATTCTAAGATCGCTTTCCTAATGGCTACTGTTACAACTTCTCCATGTCCTTTAGGTTTTCCTCTCGACATATTTTTATAGTTAGGTATTAAAAAACCCCCACTGATCTGCAGTGAGGGAAAGGGTCTACTACTAAGTAAGTTCGTGGCTTAAAGCGTGGCGTGTACGGCTGCTGACAGCACCTCTAGAGCCTGTAGGTATTGCGTGTCTACCCAGCTATCAAAGTCAGGGTGAGAATTAGACTCAACCTTGAGCATGTCTCTTAGTTCGTCATCCTGCAGGTAGTGATAGTCGATTAAGAGATTCTGCAAGGGGCTGAGGATCTGCAGGAGGCAATTTAGAGTTCTAGAGTCAATCTGACCAATAAGGCTATTGCTGGTGTTCCATTGGCTAACAGGCTTATGGATAATGCTGATTAGATCTTCTGGTATTTCATCTAATCTGTTGGCGTAGTGAAGGGTGAGGACTTGCTCTAGGTTAGCGGTGTCAATATAAGAAGTTTTCAT